CCACGGCGGTGCATTTCTCCACGGATCGTTGTTCTTGTGCTCATTGAAACCAAAGATGTTCATGAGATCGTCCTCATTTCCAGTGCTGAAGAACACTGACCACGAAACCGCCGATGGCAGCCGCAGCCATCATCATGGCGATCATCTGACTCTTGTCGGTGACTCGGTCCTGCTTGCCGCGATCCATGCCCATGTCACGCCCATAGTCCCTGTCCATGCGCGAGGTGAGGCGATCGATCTTCTCGTTGGTCGACTTGCCCTCGCGATCGAAGGCGTCCGCCATCTTGTTCTGCGACTCCGACGCCGTCTTCAGCGCCGCGGCGATCCGCTCATCGTAGGCCTTGGCCAACTGGTCGGTCGCCGTCTTTACCTCGTCACGCGCCAGCCTGACGGCCCTGTCGCTGAAGTCCATTCGCTGACTGAGCTTGTCGTCGAGGTTCTTGATCGCTAGAGTCAGCGCCTCCTTGACCGCCTCGGTGGGATCCGGATTGGTCCTGACGACGGGAGGGTCAAACCTGTTGGGAATCTACTTGTCCTCCGTCACGACGTAGGTCACCGCGTTGCGCATCTGCCCGGTGTCGACCAGAGTGTTCGTGCGCTTCAGCCCGCGACGTTTGCGCGCGGCCAAGGTGCCGGGCTTGAGCGGCGGCCCCACGTTGCTGTTGATCATCCGCTTGACCGCGCTGGCACCAGCCTGACCGGCCGCCGCGTACTGATTGCGAACACTCTGCGGCCTGCCGTCCAGCGCCGCCTGACCCGCCATCTTGAGACGGCGATCAATCTCCCTGCTGGCGTTCTTGATGCCGGGTTTCAGCGTGGGCCGCGCCGGAATGCCGACCTCCGCCGCGCCGTTCTCGTGGATGTAGAGAAGAGAGGCGTTGCTGATCGCGTCCCCCTCCTTACGAGCACTGTCGTCCTCTGGAATTCCGACGCTCACGTGCAGACGGCCGAGCAGAGCGATGCCCTCCAGCAGCTTGGCGGTGTTGTCGACCAGCTTCTTGACACCTTTCACCATCAGAATCCGTTCGGTCCATAGGGACCCACTGGAGGACCGAACCACGGCATGCCGAACGATCCGCCGCACCACGCGAACGGATCCACGCCCATCTGAATCGGTCCCTTGCCCATCAGTCGAGCGAGAAACAGAAAGCGCGTGCCGTAGTCGGTGAGGTTCCACGGACCAGCGTCGAGCATCAGTCCGGCACTAGTGTCGTAGGAGCGCGACACGCCTCCCACGCTCTCGCTGCTGACCGGACCACCGGGACCACTGCCCGGAATGCCACCATTCGCGGCCTGCTTGGCTTTCCTCGCCTCCAGGGCCAACTGATGAGCCACGAACAGGCTGAGGCCAATGTCCAGCACCGTGGTGACCGGAGACTGGGCGACGGTGCTGCCCAGTCCCCACGTCTGGGTCGGGAGTAGCATGGTCGCCACCCCGATCCAGAACGCCACCGCGCCGGGCGGGAACGTCGTCGTGTTCGCGAACTCTGGGAAGTTGGCGCGAAACGTGGTCTCGTCGATCACTTCTTCGCCTTGTCCTTGGAGGAGTCCTTGGGCGTGTCCTTGGCCGACTCCTTGGCCGACGCCAGCATGACCGCTCGCTCCTCGTCGGTGGCAGCGAGGAACTTCGCCTTGTCCCCGGCGGACATGGCATCGAACATCGCTCGGTCACTCGTCTCCATGTTGCTCAGACGAAGGCGCTCCTCGTTGGCCTTTCGCTCATTCTCGAACTCGGCGCTCCTGCCGCCTTCGTCGACCTCGCTCTTGCCCAGCTTGTCGAGAGCCTGACGCTGCGAGGGAGTGATCTGCGAACTGCCGCCAGTCAGCGAGGTGTTCTCCCTCATCATCTCACGTCCCTGCTCGTCGGCCTTCTCGCGCGCGGCCCGCGCGTTGTTGAGAGCCTCCACGGCACCCTGATGAATGCGAACGGCATTGTCCAGGTTCTCCTGAGCCAGACGAACATTGTCAGCCGCCGCGCGAGCAGTGGCGTCGGCCCCCCTCAGAACCTCGTCCGTCACGTACGGATCGGGAATCAGGGTAGCGTCGTACGTGCCGCTGGCCGCGTAGGCCGTGGCATAGGCGTGCGAGCCCACGGGGGCCATTGGCTGAGTCGGCGGAGGCATGCCCTGAACGGCCTGATACTCGACCATGCCGTTCGCCTTCAGCCACGGATCGTCGAGCAGGGCGACCGGAATCTCCTGCAGACCGGCCGGAAACTTCCGGACCACGTGTCCGGGCAGCGTGAGCTGAACGGACCTGGGAAGAAAGCGAGTCTCGGTCCGGGTCTCGTCGATATTGAGCTCCTGCACCTGAGAGGTTCGCTCACCGCGCTGAAACAGCGGGCTGTCGCTGGTGATATTTGCCATGTTGTGACTTGTCCTTCGTTTATAGCTGATTTGAACCCAGTCCGATTCTCAGAGAGAATTTCTCCCTCAGAGACCGTCGAAGTAGCCGATGGTCTCCGGGTACACGACCTCGACGACGCCGAGTCGGCAGAAGTAGGTCGTCTTGTGGTAGATCGACTCGTACTGAACGGGGGTGCGCTGAAGCAGAGTCATGGGATAGCGGATCAGGTCCTTGTCCTGAGTGTAGACAACCATGCGATCCATGGTCCCCGGAGTGCCGATGGTGCCACCAACGCCGGCTCCGATGTTCCACTTGCCCGGCTGGATGTCCAGCTTGCCCTTGCCGGAGGTGGCGACGACATTGTTCTCCTCGATGTACTTGAGGACGGACACGTTGCCAGCGTTCGACACCTTGGCGGTGCTGAGCGCGCCAAACTGAGGCGGTGGGATCAGGATCTTGTTCGGCATCTTGGCCCACGCACTTGCCGCCCAGACAGAGGTGATGGCGAAGTTGAAGTCGGCCAGGATCTCGTCGGGGGTCTTGAGCGACCAGAGCGGACTGCCCTGACCGCCGTTCGGCAGGTTGTTGACGTTGGTCACCAACGTGTTGTTCAGCAGCCCGGTCGCGCCGTTGACGTCACCGACATAGACCTGCTCGTCGATGTCCATGTCGTGCTTCAGCTTCATGCCGTTGTACTTCTGCTGGTCGATGGGTCGACCAACCTTCGCGGCGCTCTCAAGCTCCAGGATCGTGTACTTGATCTCGATGCCCCACGGAGTGAGGGGGAACGGGATCTTGGCAATGTCGACACCGACGCCGGTGATCTGATCGGTGACCTTGCCGATCCACGCCTTGCCGTTGCGGATGCCCTGTCCGGTGCCGAGACCACCGGCCGATGCGTAGGTCGACAGGGTGAAAGAGCTCACCTCGTCGGCGATGGTCACGTCCTCGCGCAAGTCAATGTCGCGGTCCCAGGAAATCGCGGCGAGGGGATCGTGGAGCGTTTGGTCGAGACGCTCAAGCTCGCCGACGAGATACGCGCCGGTCGAGTCGCAGGTGGCGACGCCGTCCCGCGTCTTGTAGCCCATCGGTCTCGTATACATGTGATCGAAGGTCTTGCCGCGCTGATCGCCATAGCTGGTGATGATCTCGCCGGCTCGGCCCATGGCCGCGTCGAACGTCATCATGTCGCGGGTGCGCGCGTGCCCCACGAAAACGGCGGGAGAGTAGTGTTTCATGTTGATTGTCGTCCTTCTCGTGATGAGCGCTTACGCGCGGATGATGACCTCGGCCACGCCGTTCGCGTCGGGGCCGCCGTTCCAGGAGTACGAGTTGATCGGCAGAGCGATCGTGTTGCCGCCGCTCGCCGCCGCCTCGAACCCTCCGGGAACGTGCAGACCACTCACCGGCTTGGCCCACACGTACACGATTCCGCCCTTGACCGGCGTGCCCTGCACGGGAACCATGATGTAGCCGGACTTGAGAACATCGACCGGCTGCGCGGCGTTCATCGTCGCGGTGCCGAACGAGGCTGCCATGCCACCAGTCTGCTGCTGGATCGGGAACGCGCGAACCGCCACGCCGTAGATATCAGTCAGCGCCGTGTCGTCGGTCACGCCCATGTATCGCAGAAGCTTGGACGTGGCGTCGATGACACACGCCTGACCGGCGAACGTCGGGAAGTTCGTGGGATCCGGCAGGCAGGGCTCGATGCTGGCCGGATGCGTCCTGTTGACGTCGCCCGCGAATCCGGCGGGCATGCGATAGGTGAACGCCACGTCGCAGGTGCGAGCGCCACCGCGGAAGATCACCGCGGGAGCGGCAATCTGCTTATTTCGGAAAAGTCTCATGATATCGTGATTCCTTCTTGAGATGTTGTGGGGTGAGTGGGCCCGAGAGTCAGGCCTTCCGGGCGTGTCTCTCGCGATTTCGCCTGTTGAGATCCGCGATCGACTGGATGCTGCTCGTGCTCGCCACTGCTCCACCAGTGCCGACCACGCGACGCTCTCCGGCGTCGTTGTTCGCGAGACGACGCATGAGACCCAGCGACCTGAACGTGTCCCGGATCTTGTC